AATCAATATGAACTGTTCCATCAGCTTGCATATAGGTTTCACGTGCCATGAACCGTCCGATATATGTTTTTCCGGCAGCGATTGTCCAAGTATCTTCGGCTACCGCAAGACCCTTAACGGTTTCAGGTGTCTTTATGGTTACGGTAATTGATCCGGCCGATCCGTTTTCTACAACCAGGGTGATATTCTCACCGGAAGCAGCTATTGATTCGCCGTCTGCATTCGCAGCTTCCAGGGTGTCAGTGAGATTAACTCCACCAATAGCGGTCACCGCTGTGATAGTCAATACTGTTCTTGACATTTCTATACCTCCTCTTTTATATTTTTGTTAAACTCTTTTGACTCTTTCAAAATGGTTTCCGTTTCATCTTCTGTAGGAATCGCAATTATATCTGAATGAATCTGAACATCAAAAATAACATTGATATTAGTTTTTCTGTCAGATTCTTTTTCAGCGTACCCCTGCTGGACATTCCAGCCGTTACCCCAATAAAACAATTTGTATGTTCCGATTTTCCATTTCGATTGATTAACATCAATGGCCGGAGTTCCGTCAGCTTTATTCGGTCCTCTGGTTTTATTTAATACCTGAAAAACATAATCAAGCGGTTCCATTTCTGCGGAAGCCCGATCATAACTACCCCATAAAGTCAGATTTAAAGCAACCTGCCATTTTTTCAATACTTGAAGATAAACATCCGATTTCATTATATCAATCGAATCATCTCCTAATGTAAAAGCAAATGCTTTATCACTGACACGGGTTCGGAATGATCCCCGGTATGTAAAATACGGCTGCTTAGTCCCTTTCGGAACCTGCCCCTCTTTATAAAATTTGAATTTGGTTTTCTTTATAACATCAAGAACCTCATCAACTTTAATTATCACTTCCATGTTATCCTCCTTATTTTTGTTCTAACAAAAAACTCATTGTTAAAATTCCATGATATGCACCGGATGAATCTTCAAACGGAACATCCGAATTATCAAAATCTTGCCTGATTACATTAAAACTTGTAAGCGATAATGCACTATAAGAATCGCCATCATCAATAACCGTTATTGATCCCAATACTGCATTTTTCATATCATTCACATATTGTTTATCTTTAACATTACTCCATAAATGAAATGTTAAAATAGTATTTGTACCTGGTTCCTCTTTGCTATTCCATGATATAGAATGGACATTACCAATTGTAATATAATTAATTTCTGTACTTTTAGGTACATTCCCATAATCATAAACTGGGTAATTAATGGTCGCCACTCCCGTAGTGAGTCTGGCATAAGCAGCATTTTGAAGTTCTTCAGCCGGATCTATCATTTATTTCCTCTCATTAATGCCAATAAATCATTTTCCATTTTGTTTAAATGTTTATGTGCAGCAGGAGTCAAGCATGGTTTAGGCTGGGTTCCTGGATGTTCAACTTTTTTGCCAAATACATCACCTGTTTTAACATTGGCTAAAACTTTTTTTCGTTTTATTCTTATAGTATGCGGTTTGGTTCCATATTCGATAAAAGTTAATTCATCAAGTCCTGAAAAAACCGTACCTCCGTATCCGTTTTTTGTAATTTCCATTTGAATTGACTGTTTTGATTTGGTGGTACTTTTTACTTTTTTAGCAAGATTCTGCATCCAATCAGTTCTGATATTATTTCCGGTATTTAATATAATTCGTTTTACATCTTTTTCCGCTTCTGTTCCATGCTTTCTTACCCATCCCATTAAATCATTTTGTCCTGTTACTTTAATTTGAGCTTCCATTATACTTTCCAACTATCTTTTGTTTCGATTTCAATCAACATATATTCGTTTCCACCTATAATATCAGGATCAATCGAAACTATCTTCCACCTATAATCTTCCATATAATTATTTAACCGTACCAGCATTTCGGATGTAATTTTACTGTTATATCTCACCAGAATATCAGCAAAATATTGACCCTCAAACCGCCCTGCTCTCCTGGTTTCACTTCCTGATTTCTGATTAAATCTACACCATGCTGTTTCCCAATCCCTACCGTCAAAAGGTCTGGTTAAACTTCCACCACCATCGCCTTCAATTTCTTGTGGGAGTTGAAACGTACATCTTCGATTCAACTCACCAATATCTTTTGGTTTATTCACATTACCTTTGTCCTATATGGATCAGCTAATTCTTTTGCAGATTGCGGAATAATAATCCCGCTGTTTCTGTTCTGATACATTTCTGCAAGTATTATCTTACAGGCTGTAATCAAATCCAATGGCACACTGGTTTTATCCTCTGAATATCCAGCAACATAAACAACTACTAATTGACCGGATTTTCTATCTGATGCAGTCCATGATCCACCGACCTTTAATTCAGCATAACCACCGTCTCCGGTTATGGTATTATAAGTGTCAGTTGAACTTTCGGTTGTCGCAGTCCCATCATCTTGATATGTTTTTATAGATGTAATTGATGAAATATACCCCTTAAATAAATCAATTCTTGACGGCTGCCCATCGATTCGCAATGTCCAGGTTTCATGAATTATTGACCGATTGCAATAATTCTGTAATTTCAACCTGGCAGCTTCAATCAATCCGGTTTTAGTATCTGCTCCTTGCAATAAATTATCGTCCTCGGTCATATTGGTTGAAATTTTCAGAAAGTTTTTAGCCTCAGCCAAAGTAAACAGTTCTGCCAGAGCTATCTCTGCTTCTGTCAATGTCTTTATCAGGGTATAGAAATAATCATCGAGATTTATCATTTATTTTCTTTTGGTTTCATCAATTTTTCTTCAGTATTAAACTGATGCTTTTTTTCAATTTTTTCAATTTCTTCCGATTTCAAATCTTTTGTCTTTCCAGTATTTGATTTTGCAGTAGTGTATTCAGCGTAAGGTTCTGAACCGGGAATAATTGTGGTCAAATTTTCAGCCAAATCTTCACTCATAGTATCACTCGGTACATCATAAATTTCACCTTCTTCATACCACCGTTCATGTTTCCGTAAACCAGAAACAGAACCCATAACACTTTTTAAAATCTTTACTTTTTTTGTTGACATAATTTTCTCCTTTTTTAATTTATTTAAGACGGGGGGCCTTACACCCCCCATCTTATATTTTCAATAATTAACTTACTGGCGCATGTATATCACCCTGTAAAACGATAACTGAATAGGTGATATCGGAAGTTCCGGTTTCAGTTGCAATTACCTTGATATAATCATAACCAGCTACTGGAATAAACTGAAATATTTTTACCCCGGTTTCAGTAGTGGCATTTATGATCATATCCCAAAGATTTGTTTTATACTGAGATGAATCGGCAGCAGAAAAAGTACCTCCGCTTGCCGTTGCCTGTGTAACTGAAAATGTAAAAAAATGAGTCGCATCAGCGGTAGTAGCGGTATGAACATGGACAAGGATCAGAACCGCCCCTCCGGTTAAAGCAACCTCATCCCCGGTCTGGGTAGCTGTGGCATTTACATAAGCATCTCCTTCAGTTCCAGCCAAATTATCTACTAAATTATCATGTGGTCCAAACATTTTTACCTCCTTTTATCCTTTGATATCAAGCAGTACCGCAAATCCATCGAATGATGCCTGAATATTATTACTGGCGTTTTCAATAGTTGTGCTGGTAAACTTGATTATCAATATATCCCCGGCAACCAGGTCAGTAGCAGTAACAACAAAATCAGTAGTTACCCAGGCATCCTCGGTCTGCTCGGTTGCAGCGGTAGTTACCAAGTCACTTCCAATCGCTCCGTTCCCGTCCTGTTCATAAACAGAAAAGTCAACGGTTGAAGCATTGGAAGTTCCCGCTCCTGCCACCGTATGCTTGACCCGGATTTTTACATCACCGGCTGCCACATATTCCGGTGGAAGAACAAACATATAATAACTAATACCGACTTCGGTTTCATTATTCGCAACCTCTGATATTAGTGTTATTATATTTGTTCCAAGCACCAGGTAATGATCTCCGGCTGTCTCTGAAATTCCCATGTGGGCCAAATCAGCTTGCATCCATTTGGTA